AGATCAATACATAGATTTTGATATTGATAATCCTGTTGTTAAAAGATTTACAAGCGATCACATAAAATCATGTGGTGCAATATTTGGTAGAAGAAATAATCCATCAAGTCACTATCTTTGGTCTGGCACATCAGATTATAAAAAATTTGCATTACCAAAAGAATTAGAAAATTATTACAAAGATTACGGTCATGGTGCAACACTTTGCGAAATAAGACATGGCGCAAATAAATACACATTAGTTCCAGAAACAAAATATCACACAACGAACGAAGTTGTTAAGTGGGTCAAGTATGATGGTATAGACGAGTATCCAGGTAATTTAAAAGTTGATCTTGGTAAGATAGCTTTATCGGCGGCACTCTGTATAACTTATGCAGGATCTGGACAGAGAGATGATTATTGTACGGCGGTGGCAGGTGTATTATTGAAACACACAGAGTGGAATGTCGATGATATAGATGATTTTGTTTACAAGATTGCGATCGCAGCAAAAGATGAAGAGGCAGAAAAAAGAAACAGAAAAGGAACAACACATAAGAAAGCAAATAGAAAATTCGGTATGCCAAAACTAGCAGAGATCATTGGG